TCGGCTTACGTGCTAGGACAAGGATATGTCGATGGAAAGCAACAACCGGTTAAGGAACTCCCAATCACTGATATAGTCAACTCATTATCTGATATTGTTCAGACAGAACTTGCTAAAACTAAAGCAGGGCAAGCATTACCACTCGATGAAATTATGCCATTGTTCAAAAATATGTTATCTGCGGAAATGTCTAAGGTGAATATACTCACTATATCCCCTGTAGTTACCTCTGAGCCTGTTGCAGTAGTTGAGCCTATAATTGTGCCAGAAGTTGTTCCTGATGCCTTAGGGGCTACTACGGAGCCTGTGAGCGCGTAATATAGTTGTTAGCTTACTGCCCTACTGCTTAATTGTGGTAGGGCTTTTTTTATTCCCTAATATCTGGTATAATATAAATATGTAGTGGTGGAATAGCAAACTCAACCGAAAGTGAATAGGTGCTAGGAATTGAGGTTCGAGTCCTCCTTGTAATTTCACGCTGGGAAAAGCTTGGCATATGTAGTTTGCTAATTCTCCTACACATCAACGGATGACTACCGTTGATAACTTGATACTGCATCCATGAAATAAACCCTGTCCTTAATTGGATGGGGCTTATTTTTTTGTTCTATTTTACCCTAATCATCCTATCCAATATTCCAATCGTCATACTATCCCCCTCAGTAAATATCGTAGCAACGTACAGATCAATCACATTAGCAGGGGTATTCACTCCAACATACTTATAGTACTTCGATACGGTTGGATTCGAGTTAGCAAGTATTAGCACGACAATTGTAAACATTAGCCAAAATCTCTGTATGCCAGTTAGTTTTAATGCGTCTAGTTCGTCCGATAAATCGTTCATGTTTATTCCTCCTTTTGAGTTGTTGTTATCGTGATATTATGTTTCCCCTTATATGAAGAAATTATGTGGACAACCTATAATATATCTGATATACTGTAGTTAACTAATTACTTCACAATGAATTTACTTAAAACTTCATATAAGCAAAGCCCTCAGCGTTTGGAACCGCTGAGGACCTCTATTGTTTGACCTGTCAACGCAGGAAAAACCGTTAATGTAATTATAACCTCTAAGAGAACTTAGGGCAAGTATAAATATATGACATTTTTCAAGCGAGTAGGCCAACATGAGTGGTTTGCTCGCTTTGTTGCATTCTAGTGGAAGTATAAGCACACTTTAAACTATACGGGGTTACCGGCCCCTCTTAAACAAACTGGTGGCACGACGGAGCTATTACTCGTTATAGTGAAGAAGTCGTGTCGGCAACTGACGGCCATTATAATAGTCTCGGGTTGGAGAGTCTGGCTAACATGGAGTAAGGAACTGTGTTAGATGAGGTATGCTCACATACAAACTTCTTGGGCAGGCGAAAGAAGTAGAGTGTATTTGCGAAAGCAACGTATGAACGAGTTTTGAGATATCTAACAGGACCGACAAACGGATAAATCAATTTTACGCTTCTTTCAGTCTTGGATTGTAGCAATTGGTCTACTTTCTTTGGCTGAAGGAGCGTAATTTGTCCTTCTTTAAGTCCCTCTACCGGATCTTATGGGGGAACGGAAGTAGTTTAGCTATACCAACCTACTTAATCAACTACTTACAGACTACAGACGAAGTAAGAACGACGGAATAAGCTACTAACTTTAATGGATAAATGACTAGAAATATTGACCATGCTTTTCTTTTTATTTTACCTTTACTTAGTACCGTAAAAGGACTATAATATAGGTATAGTACAAGCATAGAAAGTGGTGGTTATCCAATGGAGAACGACAACAAGGAGAAGCCAAAAGTTACCCACATAAAGGTCTACCCAAGAACTGAGGATGAGAGGGAAACACTTATCGAGAGAGCGAGGGAAGAGGGCCACTCTGCTAGTTCGTGGTTTTTGGGATTGGGACTGAGGGAACTTAAAAAGAAGAAGGGTGGTAGATAAATTGAAAATTATAAAACTTGTCAAAAACCAAAACCATTATCATGTGATGTTCGACGCCATACCAGAAATAACATATGAAAAAGTAGGTTCTGATTATGTAGGCTCTTCAGTAGATTTAGATGGAAATATTATCGCGAGTCATTTTCTTGGATACGAAAGTTGGGGAAACGCTTTTGGAGGAAGAGAAATTGAGTTACCCATGAAAGATGGCAGTATTCAAACAATTAAAGACTATTGGTTCGATTGTGGGAGTTATAAGAAGCACGGTGAATTTATCGGCATTGGCGCCGGCACATTGGATAAATTACAAAGATGTTTCGTTTATTTTAGCTTCAACATAAATAAGGAAACATTCAACGAAATGGTTGAGGAATACCTAAGCAGAGAAAAATTGTACTCGTACAAGGAAGTAGAAGAATGGAGCAAACTTCAATACAAATGGTATAACGTTATTGTTAATGGGGTTAGAATCCCGTACATGATGAACGAATTCGGGGATATGGTCACAAAGGAAACTAAGGATAGAGTATTTCCAAGGTGCAATACCATGAAGAAAGTGAACGGTAATTATAAGACCTATCATTATTTTAAATTACAGTACAGAGATAATGGCAAACTTATAAAAATAGAAGCAAATTATCTAGAAACCTTAAAGGCTACTTTGCCATTTTCCGAAGAAGAAATAAAGATAAACTGTAAACTGAAATAGCCCTTAATACAGCACACAAATCCACTGTATTAAGGCAAACAATTTTGAATAAATGAGGAGTACTGATGAATGAGTGGCTTAATCGAAATTGGTAAAACATACACGCATTATAAGGAAGGTAACAAATATACAGTGCTGAATATTGCTAAGCATTCGGAAACTGGTGAACGATTCGTAGTTTACCGTGCTGAGTATGGATGGAAGGATGTTTTTGTTAGACATTCGTCAATGTGGAATGAAGTTATTCCAGAAGATAGACGAACTGAGTATGGCCAAAGCATAAGGTTTAAACTGATAAACGAAGATGTAATGGATGAGGAATGGTTCAGGGAGGCTATAGAAGCGTATAAGGAAATGAAATTAGTATAAGGGAGTTGATCTGGTATGAAAATTATAGAAAGCATAACAAACGCCAAGGAGCAATGGCAAAGAAACAGGATGATCAAAATACCATCACTCGCTTTTCAATGGCGGCACTTAGATTTTCGCCAATGGTTCTACGTCTGGATTGATGGAGAACCGTGTTCATGGTGGGCGCATAAATATGAACTTGATGGGATGAAGAAAGAGTATGGCAAGAATATAATTTTTAGGAAAGTACCATGGAGGAAGTCGGTTCTGAAATAACTGTATAACCACAAACAATATTGAATAATGGGAGGGTGAATGAGGATGGACATAAAAATAACGGCATCATGTGAAATTAACGGAGAACCATATTCAGTAATGGCTATACTTAATGCGAAATACGTATCGGAAGAAATGATAAGGATGTCTTTTATCGGAGATATAGGTAATCACGTTGGGTTGATGCTTATTGGCATATTGAGGACCAAAAGGATTAGTGATATGAGGATTGAGAAAGGTGGAGAGTAAATTATTAACTGCGAAGGATGCTCAATGCCCATACGCGAAGGTGATGAAGTCTTAATAATTCAATGGCATGATGATTTACCAGAAATGATTGTTCATAAGAATTTTGATTGCTTGCTGATGCTTGAAGAGATTAATGAGGGTATTGGGAGTTTTGAGAAGGAGGAAACCAAATGAAATGTCAAGCAATCAACCGCAACACTCCTGACTATATCAGAGGTAGACAAGATGGATATAGGGAAGGATGCTCCAAGATGTTTGAACAACATGGCAAGGTGATGGCAGAACTAGAAAGTCAAATACCAAGACAGTACCTCATCAAGACGGAAACTAATAGCGAAATGTACAAAGCTCTTAAAGCGTGTGAAGATTATTTATGCGAAATGTCTAGCGTTGATACGGAGTTATTGGCGATAGTCCAAGATGCAATGAATAAAGCGGAGGGTAAGATATGAACTGCCAAACCTGCAATGACCCAACTAAATACATCTTCGCCTTATGGGATGGACCGAATGGCACACATGGTAGGACGTACGATTGCCACAACATCAAATGCGAGGTAAAACAAGGCAGGGATAAGGTTACTGAATTCCTAGAAGAAGAAAGAGATAATGTCATACTAGAAAATCATAGAAATAAGGTTTACATAGAGATAATTAGACTTAAACGAAAATACCTACAGATCACCATATCCAAGATGGCGAAAAGCTTAGGTATATCTCCTTCTGACTACAGTAATTACGAAATGTGCAGAGTTGCGCTGCCTGTCGAGATGAGCGAGAGGATTGAGGTGGTATTTAGAGGGGAGATGGGGAAATAATGTGTAGTTTCTGCGAAAAAGAAAGAAGCATAAATACATCAATAGGAGAGTTCTTCTTGAAGTTATCACTAGATGATGAATGCAACAACATTCTAAAGATTAGGGTTGAGCAGGGAAGTGTAGGGCGTACAAGACCAATTAAGATTAACTATTGCTTTATGTGTGGGAAGAAACTAGTCTGAATACCTAGCCACACGCACACAGATGGCGTATGAGGTCTTTGGATTGATGAGAGAGGGGATTGGTAGATGAAATTACACATAACGGCAGAGAACCTAAAGGAACTTAGCTTTGAGCAACAGAATAGATTAAGAGAACTGTGGAATCCAATAGCAGGTGAACATTTCCTATATTCTGATAGGTTCGAGGGCATAGTTAAAGAATTTAGGGATGGGAGAGTTTATGATTATGTTGACCCTATTTATCAAGAGGGATATGTAGAATATGATGATTCTGACAAAATGGATTGTTTGCCCCTGCTATCAATTGGAAAAATGATAGCACTTATCGACCCTAAGGAAGAAACCATTTTTACCATGATGAAATATATAGCATCCGAACCTCAGATATATAAGGTGTCAGTAGACGGTGCTGAATATTTCGGGGATACAATGTGTGGGTGTTTGTGGGAAGCGGTTAAATCAATCTATTTACGCATAGATACTAAGGAGGATCTAGTTGAAAAGGAAAGACAAGAAAAGTTATCATATATTCGCCATTGTCAGAAATGTTTCAAGGTATTCAATTTAAAAGATCATGATTTCTCAGGTGGTAAAAAATGTCCTCATTGTGGGGCTGAATTTTAGAAAATCAATATTGTAGGGGGATTAATAATATGGAAAGATTAACTGAGAAGACAATCGGATGTTTTGCGTATGACTTAAAAAACTTCAAGCATAAATCAGCGGAGTTCAATGATTATGATGCTTTTTTTGCTTATAATATGGCAGTAAAGAGGTTAGGGGAATTAGAAGAAGCGATGACTCCCAAACCTCTAGATGATTGGTATGAGGAATTAGGTTCCTGTCTATGGTGGTTCTTTCCGATACAAGAAGAAGCATATTGCGGCTCTCCGCTGGATGTCGATTTCCCCGACTATGTAACTCATTTTACGATACTTATTGAGCCATTAGGAATAAAATAAATAGCAAAAATACCGTCTATGCTCAAATGAGTTAGGCGGTATTTTTGTGCTCAGTCACAAGTTCGGTCGCTTATACTCAGTCACACGCTCAGTCATCTAGTACGACCAATGTACAAGCTAAATCGCTTAATTTTCCTAAGAATAATTTCTAAAAAAGAGGATAGCAAGGAGATGGTTGATGCTTTTCGCAATTAAGATGTATTAATATTTCGTTTTCCCTATCTTTACTATAAAACGTTTGTCTTGGATACCATTCAAAAAAATCGCTATTATGCTTCTTACTATTACAGCTTTTGCAACTTGGGATTATGTTACCTGCGCTGCATTCCCCACCTTTTGAAACTGGAATAAAGTGGTCACGCGTAAGTGGCAAATCGTTTCCGCAGTAAGCACAGCAGTTACGGAATACAAGTTTTGCTTGTCCCCATTGTGTTATAGTGAGGGTGTTAGGAAGATTCTTCATGGATGAATAATAATTCTTACCGTACATTCTAAATTTATCTCTATTGTTTTTTCGGTATTCGTTAGCATATCCCTTGTTTTTATCAAAGTAACGTTTATTAATCTCAGATATAGACTCAGTATTGTTTTTTCTATATTGTTTCCTTTGCTCATTAACTACTTCTTTATTCTCTTTTCTATATTTAGCAATGTATATTTTCGACTTCTTGGCTGACTCATCCTTGTGTTCTTTCCTGTATGCCGCCTTAGTAGCGTTAACACATTTCTTGCACCTTGCCGCATACCCATCTTTTCCTTTCTTTGATTTACAGAAATGATCTATCGGTTGTTCTACGCCACATTCCCTGCATACCCTCATTTTGCACATAAAAATAAATACCGCCTTTCGTATCCCATGCCTTACGTTGTTAGTGTGGAAGGAAATAAGGCTAAATCCTTGTCGGAAGAAGTAATTAATTTCTTCCTATCCACACTTACATTATACCATATTTTAGGTATTAATTAAAGCATTTTTCAATTGTACGGAGTATACTATTCCAGCAAAGTGGCAGGATCAACCGTCTTTCCATTTCTCCTAATCTCAAAGTGCAAATGTGGTCCGGTGCTATTTCCGGTTGTTCCACAACTCCCAATCCTTTGCCCTGCAATTATAGGATAACCAACTTTAGTATTCAACCCACTTAAATGGCCATACAAGGATTCCATTCCCCCTCCATGATTGATAATGATGTAATTTCCGTAAATATCATCATAGGCTACTTTTGATATGTCACCTTTGCGAGTGGCTTTGACGGTTTCCCCAACTTCCCCCGCTATGTCCAACCCATGATTATGATCGTTATAACCTTGCGTTATTTTCCCCTCCATTGGCATTTCCCAATTTCCACTACCCACGCCAACTTTATCAAGCGAACTCTGAATACCTTCAACCTTAGTAGACCATCTTTCGATAACTGGCGATAAATCCTGAATTGTAGATAGTAGCCCCATCATAACGGCCACCATAACAGTTAATTGAGAAAGTTGCTTTCTATCTACAGCAATAAGGATTACATAAGCGACAAACGAAGCTATGCCAATAATAAGTAGATGGAAGATCCATAAGGCCATTACATTGTTCCGGTAGTGAAGTCAAAGAACTTCTTGAGTAGCTGCCACGCTACACCAACTACCGCAAGGATGGCTACTATTGTAGTCGCAGTTCTCAGCATACCTCCTATTTGGGCTTTATTTACTGCTCCTAAAATCATTTCACCTAACCATGAACCAACGCCAAGCATTACTAAGACGATGATAACGAACCCTGGCCTACCGAACCCGAATACCTCCACTGCTGCTTGTGCCATTTTTGCATTCCTCCTTAATCTGATCTAGAGAATAAACCCTAAACTCCAAGTTGTGAACATTTTCCTTTGCAATCTTCTCCTGAATAGCTTTAACTCTTCCAGTTGTCACTACAATAATGGCTGGGAATCGTTTAGCTAATGGGACCCACCATAAATGCATATATGCTCCATTTTGGAACAGTTCGTTATACTTCTTGACCTTTTTAGCGAAATCATTGCCTGACTTTCCGATATCCATTTCAACAAAGTAAAAGTGAAGCACATCTTGCCATAGATTTTTAATACTGACGAAGACATCGGGACGGATGGACTTATATTCTTTTACCTCTCTATCGAATGAATGAATCTTCTCCATAGAGTTCAGGGTTGAATGTACCCATGTGAAAACTTGTGATACTCCTAAAACGTGTTCAATCTGCCCTGGATGACGATCAATGTAGTAGTAATACGGTTCGCCTAGCCTTAGTTTGTGACGGTTAATCCGCGCATTCGGTGGAGATGAAAGAATAGTTAATCTTCTTTGAGTTATGCGAAGGCAATTGCGTTTGAACAAAAGCGAGTGAATCATATCGGTAGTGAGTGCTATTTGCGATTCGAGTAGACGATATAATTCCCGGTCCCTTGTTTTTCCCTTTAGGTGATTATTCATAGGCTTTACTCCTTAAATATGGTATAATGTATGAGTGGGATAGTGAATGCATCACGACAAGCGAGGAACTCCAACCTTGCTTCCCACCCTGAATAAATAGGAGAAAAATAAACGCTATGGAGGGTGTTTTTGTTATGAAAAAAATCGGCATCTATGAGATTAGGAACACTGTTAACGGAAAGGTCTACATTGGTAGCTCTGGTGATTTAACCCATAGGTTTGCGCAACATAGATGGAGGTTGCGCAACAACAACCACTACAACAAGAACCTACAATCATCTTGGGATATATTTGGCGAAGTATCCTTTTCCTTTAAAATATTAGAAATATGCGAGAAAGAATTGTTACTAGATAGAGAGCAAGCTCATATGGATACATCTAGGAGTGTAGAAAGAGAATTTGGATTTAATATAGACACGACGAAGGGTTTTTCGGAGGAACATCTCGCGAGTTCCTCAAGAGCAAACATGGGCA